TAAATATCAGTTGTTGGTATGTCCAGAATGCTGGGATCCAGATCAGCCACAGTTGATGCTTGGAACGTTTCCTGTGGACGATCCACAAGCTTTGCGTAACCCACGTAAAGACACTACGTATGTTACTTCAGGCGTTAATGCTGCTGGTAATTTATCAGGTGGTTCGCGGGACATTCAATGGGGCTGGAATCCAGTAGGTGGATCTAGTTTAAATGATGCAGGATTGACACCAAATTACTTGGTGGCAACGACATTTGTTGGTACAGTTACAGTATCTTAAGGAGATTAAAATGGCATTTAGAAAATCAGCCGACGGTATTGTTAAAAAAGGCAAAACCGAAGGTAAAAATTTGGGTGACAGCGGCCCTACTGCTGGCATGATGCACGGCGGAAAAGGCAAAGGTAAGGGTAAAACCAATGCCGATATGAAGACTATGGGTCGTAACTTGGCAAAGATTGCCAATCAGAAACGAGGTTAATTATGGCTACATTTAGCAAAAAGATAATGGGTAAAGAAGTTGGCGATGCCAAGGTCTATGCCACGCCACACACAATGACTGGTAAAGTTGTTAAAGCTACTGACAACCCCGGTTCTGGCCCTGACCACAGTGATGCCAATACAGTCAATATGTCTGTAGGTAACATTAATCGTCGTGCACAGCCGGCGGCTAAAACATCTGGTATTAAGATTCGCGGTACTGGTGCAGCTACCAAAGGTTTGATGGCTCGTGGCCCGATGGCTTAAACTATGACAATGACATACGCCCAACTTGTAGCTGCGGTAACTGATTACACGCAGAACACGTTTGACACGACCACGATCAATGTAATGATCCAGCAGGCGGAGCAGCGCATCTATAACACGGTGCAGATTGCTAACTTGCGAAAGAACGTGACGGGCGTATTAACAAACGGCAATAAGTACTTGGCCTGTCCAAATGATTTTTTATCAACGTACAGCCTTGCTGTTTACCCGTTTAACTCTACAACTGCTACGGGAACGTCTGGGCTTAAAACAATTGTTGTTGCAAGTACAACTGGTGTTGCTGTAGGTCAACAGGTCACTGGGACTAACATTGGTACAAACGCATTGGTTAGAAGTATTGCTAGCACAACAATTACCTTGACGGTGGCTAACAGCGGTACAGTAAACGGTGCTGTTGTGTTCCAAGGTGATTATCTGTACCTGTTAAACAAAGATGTTAATTTCATACGTGAAGCGTATCCATTTAGTTCGGTGGTATCTGAGCCTAAACACTACGCTATCTTTGGCCCGCAGTCAGCTAATGTGAATGAGTTATCGTTCATCCTTGGCCCTACGCCTGATGCCAACTACTACGCTGAGTTGCATTACTACTATTATCCAGAATCTATTGTGGTTACAGGCACTACATGGCTAGGTGATAACTTTGACTCTGCATTGCTGTATGGTACTTTGTGCGAAGCAGGTGTTTACATGAAGAGTGCGCCGGAAGACGGCATGTATAAGACGTACCAAGAACGTTACGTTCAAGCTATTGCACTTCTCAAGAACTTGGGTGATGGTAAGCAACGTGCAGATGCTTATCGCGATGGTCAATTTAGGGTTGCAGTCACATGAGTAGTATTCTCCAAACCCAAACGACTAGCTTTAAAACAGAGCTTTATACAGGCGTTCATAACTTATCTACCAATACGTTAAAGATTGCTTTGTATACGGCCAGTGCTGATTTAAACGAATCTACAACTATTTACAGTTCAGTCGGTGAAGTTAGCGGTACAGGGTACAACCCCGGCGGAGTACCTTTGACTGGCGTAACCATTAGCTCCTCTGGGTATACGGCTTATGTAGACTTTGCTGATGTGGTCTTTGGCGCATCGGTTACGGCTCGTTGTGCTTTGATCTATAACTTTACCCAAGGTAATAAATCTATTGCGGTGTTGGACTTTGGGTCTGACAAAACATCTACCAATTTCACCATCACAATGCCTGCTAACACAGCGACAGCAGCATTGATTCGTTCTTCCAATTAAGGAGCTTTCCATGACCACCGAAAAAATTACCGCTACCGACAAAGTGGAAGCGATCACTAAATACAATGCAATGCCTGAAGACACAATGTCCATCCACGGCAGTTACCATGCTGTTTGCTACAGCCAAGATGGTTTTATCAAGTGGGAAGATGAAATTCAAAACTTAGTAACGACCGTTGGTAAGAACTTTACGCTGGACACCACACTAGGTAACGTGGCTGGCGGCGCAGTTGTAATGGGTCTAAAGGGTACAGGTACAGCAGTTGTAGGTGACACCCAAGCCTCTCATGCAAGCTGGTTAGAGGTTGGCGGCACTAACGCCCCAGCTTATGCCGGCAACCGTCCTACACCATCTTTTAACGCGGCTTCTGCTGGTAGCAAGGCAACGTCTTCTGCGGTTTCTTTTGCTATGACCAGCACTGGAAATGTCTTTGGATGCTTCATTAACATTGGCGGTAGCTCAACTAAAGATTCCACAACTGGCACATTGTTCTCTGCGGGTGATTTTTCTAGTTCTAAGTCTGTAATTAACGGTGACACTATTGCCGTCACTTACACCGCTACATTGACATAACATGGCAACCGGATGGGGTGATCTTGCTTGGGGTGATGGCTACTGGGGCGGCGGAGATGTCTTTGCCGACAGTGTTACAGAATCTATGGCGATTACCTCGACCGAGGCGGCAACGGCTGACTTTAGTTTATCTCTTACAGAAACAGTAGCTACATCAACAACCGAGGCGGTAGCGGCAACATTTGCCAGAGATATTACTGAGACTGCGGCAACTTCTACAACGGAAGCTGTAGCGGCCACGTTTGCCGGAGATGTTACAGAAACTGCGGCTATTGCTGAAACTAATGCGGCCATTACTTCATACAACGAATCAGTGGCAGATACTTTAGCTACAAGCACAGTTGAATCGGCTACTGCTACGTTCCCAGCATCAATTACAGAAACCGTTAGTATTGTTACGGTTGAAGAGGCTGTAGCCACGTTCCTTGAGAATGTTGCCGATTCTATTGCCATAGCAGAGGTGGCTCTTGCTACCTTAATTATGACCATCACAGAAACGATGGCGGCAACGGACAGCACTACAGTTGGTACGTTTTACCAAGAATTCTTGTCAGAGTCAGCGGCTATTTCAGATGATTCGCAGGCAATAACTAGTTACGGTGTGAGCAGAGCAGAGACAATGGCTATCACATCCACAGAATCAGGGCGTAATTTGTGGGAAGTCATTGATGACACGCAAGGCGTTACATGGCAAAATATCAGCAATCCACAAACACCGGGCTGGACTGATGTAAATAACACCGAAGTTCCCGGTTGGACACAAATTTCTACTTAGTAGGAGCATTAAATGGCAAACACATCGCTAATTGGACTAACCCTCCCAGTACAAGGAACTCTATCCGGTAGTTGGGGTAATACGGTTAACAACGCTATCTCCCAGATTGTGGACGTTGCGGTAGCTGGTACACAGACAATTACAACTGATGCAGACATTAATTTGGCTGTTACCACAGGTACTGATACAACTACAGGTCTAACAGCTAATAGTTCTCAGTATGCGGTTCTCCTGTGTACGGGCGCGAGAACAGCACTGCGCTTCATCAATACCCCCAAGCAAAGCAAAATCTACGTTGTCATCAACGATACAACAGGCGGTTTTTCCGTCACGGTGCGTGGTGGCCCTTCAACTCCTACAACTGGTGTTACGGTAGCGGCAGGGACACGGGCAATCATTGCTTGGAACGGTTCAGACTTTGTTAATGCGGGCGGTGGCTCTGCTGCTGGCTCTAACACTCAGGTTCAGTTTAATAGTTCTGGTGCATTTGGCGCTTCTTCTAACCTGACATGGAACGGCACAACGCTGACATCTACGGGTTTTGGTGGCCCTATTAACGGTACTGTGGGTGCAACCACTCCAGCGGCTGGTGCGTTTACAACATTAACAGCCACAACTCCATTGGGTGTAACTTCGGGTGGTACAGGTCTAGCCACTTTGACCGCAAACAATGTAATCTTAGGAAACGGTACTTCAACACCCAGTTTTGTTGCACCTAGCACGGCAGGCAACGTGTTGACCTCCCAAGGTGGAACTTGGGCATCTGTAGCCCCTGCGGCAAGTGGTGCTACCAAGGGTCAGGCAATCGCTTTCTCAATCGTATTCGGTCTGTAAGGAACTATCATGGCAAATCCTAATATTGTTAACGTCACGACCCTAACGGGCAATACGACGTATCTCACACCCGGCAATACAACAGCTAACGTTTTGCTGTCTAACGCCGCATCTTCTAGTCTGGTCTTTAAGATCAACCAGATCGTGTGTGCTAATGTGAACGGCTCAAGTGCAGTAAACGCAACAGTGTCTATTAACAATTTAGCCGCTGGTGCAGGTACAAACTTCCCAATTATTTCTACGATTTCAGTGCCAGCTAGTGCATCTGTGATTGCTGTAGATAAGACTACGGCGGTGTACCTGATGGAGAACTCATCCATCGTGGTGACATCGGGCACATCTAGTGGTATCACTTACACAATCAGCTACGAGTCAATCGCAAGCTGATAGGGGAACAGTATGTCTATAAGACAAATGTTTCCGGGGAGTATTGTTAAGCCGGGGTTTAACCCACTAGCGGCTCAGACACCTATTTACACCTATAACTTGTTTTCTTGGGGATATAACTCAAGCGGTCAATTGGGAATAGGAACTACCGTTGGCAACTCTTCTCCAGTGCAGGTTGGAGCTTTAACTGATTGGTTAAAAATATCAGCAGGTTATTACACTGGTGTTGCAATTAAAACAGACGGAACTTTATGGGCTTGGGGTGCAAATACCAATGGGCAATTAGGTCTAGGCAACACTACGGCTTATTCCTCCCCAAAACAAATTGGAGCATTAACAGGATGGGCATCAATTGGCTCAAATAAAAACTCCACTATGGCTATTAAGACCGATGGGACACTTTGGACTTGGGGCAAAAATGATTATGGTCAATTAGGTTTGGGAGATGTAACATATCGATCTTCTCCAGTGCAAGTAGGTGCACTAACTAATTGGTCATCCGTTTCAAAAGGTTGGAGTGCCGCCTGTTTTGCAGTCAAAACTGATGGCACTTTATGGTCTTGGGGTCAAGGATTAAGAGGTCAATTGGGTTTAGGTAATACAACAGATTATTCCTCCCCAAAACAAATTGGCGCTTTAACCGCTTGGTCTTCTGTACAAACGGGTGTAACTCAAACTTTTGCCATCAAAACAGATGGAACATTGTGGTCATGGGGATACAACCAATTTGGTAATTTAGGTTTAGGTAATCTAACTAATTATTCATCACCAAAACAAGTTGGCGCTCTTACTAATTGGTTGAGAATAACAGCTTCATACTATGGAGCAGTAGCTGTTAAAACAGACGGTACTCTTTGGGCATGGGGAAATAACGGGCAAGGCCAACTAGGTCTTGGAAACACAACAGCTTATTCTTCTCCTAAACAAGTAGGTGCATTGACTTCTTGGGTATTTGTTTCGTCTGGGATTTTTGGTTCAATAACAGCTACACAAACAAATGACAAATTGTTTTCTTGGGGCTATGGGTCACAAGGACAATTAGGACAAAGTAGTATTACATCTTACTCCTCACCCAAACAAGTTGGCTCATTAACAACTTGGTCATCACTTACTAGTGGCGGTTATACCGCTTACGCATTAGCTTACTAATATGCCAATAACATACGCAGGCGTTCAATACTCAGGCATCTGGACAATGCAACAGGTGAATGCCGCTATAGCGGCGAATACTTGGCCTAGCCCACCGGGGCCAGCGCTGTTTAGCTGGGGGGATAACAACCACGGTCAATTAGGTTTAGGCAACACAACTAACCGTTCATCACCTAATCAAGTAGGCGCACTTATTAATTGGTTAAATATTTCTGGCGGCAACTACCACACTATTGCATCTAAAACAGACGGAACCTTGTGGTCATGGGGTCTAAACGATTATGGTCAACTAGGTTTAGGGAATACAACAAATTACTCAAGCCCAAAACAGGTAGGTGCTTTAACTGCTTGGTCAATGGTTACAGGTGGTAAAAACTCCACCGCCGCTGTTAAAACAGACGGCACACTTTGGGCATGGGGGCTAAATGGTAATGGTCAATTAGGCTTAGGCAACATTACAAATTATTCTTCGCCTAAGCAAGTAGGAGCGTTAACTACTTGGTTGAACATTGCGGGTGGTGAATACTTCACTATTGCCATTAAAACTGACGGCACACTTTGGTCATGGGGCAAGAATGGTAATGGTCAATTAGGCTTAGGAAATACAACTAGCTATTCTTCACCAAAACAGGTTGGTTCTTTAACGACTTGGTCAACGGTTGCTGGGGGGCAGTATTATTCTATTGCAACAAAAACCGATGGCACTCTATGGGCTTGGGGGGCAAATAATTTTGGTCAATTAGGACTTGGGAACATCACTTATTATTCATCTCCAAAACAAATTGGCGCTTTAACTGCTTGGTCGAGTGTTAAGGCAGGCGAATTTTATAGTATTGCAATAAAAACTGATGGAACTTTGTGGTCTTGGGGACGCAACAATCAGGGGCAATTAGGTTTAGGCAACATAACCAGCTACTCTTCCCCAAAGCAAGTTGGCGCATTAACAAGTTGGTTAACGATTGCAAGCAATGCTTCTACGGCGGCTGTCATAAAAACTGATGGAACCTTGTGGACTTGGGGGCGTAACTTCTCAGGTCAATTAGGTTTGGGCGATACCACTAACCGTTCCTCGCCAAATCAAGTAGGTTCTTTAACTACTTGGTTAAAGATTGCAGGTGGGCAGTATTTTTTTGTAGCAACCAAAACAACATGAACAAAACACTACACTTCCTCTCTGGCATTCCTCGTTCAGGCTCTACCGTCTTGGCGGCTATCTTGAACCAGAACCCGATGACTCATGTATCCACCACATCTGGGCTTGTCCACGCCCTTGATGGCTTGGCTAATACATGGCACTCAGCGGGTCTTCTTAATGAGAACGACCCCAAGAGAGAAAAACTTGCACAGACCATGCGCGGGTGCATTGATGCGTTCTACGAAGATACTGACAAGCCTGTCATCATTGACAAGTCCCGTGGCTGGCCTATCCCCCAAATTATGGGTGCGATGTCTCAGGTACTTAACCGTCCATGCAAGGTGATCGCTACGGTTCGACCCGTGCCTGATTGCATGGCTTCATTTGTCCGTGTGGCAAAACCTGCTGATCTAGATGAGTTCATGTACTCAGGACAGTTAGCTGACCACCTGAAGGCCGCTTACCTGTCTTTGGAGGCTGGTTATGCCGCCATGCCAGAGAACTTCCTAATGGTTGAATACGACAAACTGTTAGCTGATCCCCGCGCAGAACTTGCCCGTATCCATGAGTTCTTAAAACTACCTGCATACGACTACGACTTCTCCAACATTGACGGATCGTCAGTCAAAGAAGACGATGAGAACCTCCACGGCTACGCTGGTATGCACGATGTCAAACCAGTGTTGGCTAAACAGCACAACGACAAGTCCAAAGACCTGTTGAAGCACCACTACAACCAGTTCTGCCAGCCAGAATTCTGGAGCGGTAATGCACGGACGATGCCTGAGTTGGATGACCTTGATCTACAGGTAGCCGCAGGCAAGATTGGCGACTTCGCTGAAGGCTGGAGACTCTCTGAGAAGCTTAACGCAGAGCGTCCTAACGACCACCGTGCGGCTTATAACCGTTCATGGTATCTACTCAAGCAAGGTCAGATTGGCGAAGGCTACAAGCAGATGGATCGCGGTCGCTACTGCGGGATCATCGGTGAGCGCCGCCCTGATACTCCAGCACCTGAGTGGGACGGCAAGACCAAGGGCACGATTCTCCTGTACTGCGACCACGGCTTGGGAGATCAAATCCACCAAGTGCGCTATGCCCGTGATCTAGTGGCTCGTGGTAACAAGGTAGTAGTCTGCTGTTCTGGCCCATTAGCTAGTCTGTTTGCAGGCATTGAAGGCGTATCCGCTGTAGTTCAAGTTGGTGCTGAGTTTGGTGTGTTCCACGACTTCTGGTGTTTTGGCATGACAGCCCCTTACTACCTTGGTTATGAGATGTCAGACCTGCGTGGTGATCCCTATATTACCAAGCCTACGACCATCAAAGGCCGCAAGAAGCGCATTGGTATTCGCTGGCAGGGCAACAGTAAATTTGAAGATGACCATAACAAACGCTTTCCCTACGAGTTGTTGTTTGCCGCAGTAAAAGACGCAGACGCAGAGTTCATTTCTTTACAGCGTGATGAGGGTGCAGATGCTTGCCCAACATGGGTAAAACAAGTACCATTAAACACATGGGCAGACACCCAAGCTGCGGTGGCAAGTTGTGATCTGGTGATCTCTTCCTGCACATCGGTCAGCCATTTGGCGGCGGCTATGGGTGTTGAGACATGGGTAGTGATTCCAGTAATGGGCTACTACCTGTATGCGTTAGACGGCGACAAGACACCTTATTACGACACCATGACTTTATTCAGGCAAGAAGTATTTGGCGAGTGGGAAGCTCCGTTTGAGAAGATCAAGGAGCGTTTAAACGCTAACCGTGCCGCACTGAGGAGCGTAGCGTGAGCTTTAGATATGCCGCTGGATTTAATAAACCGGGGCTAAACACGCTTGTAGCTCCAACGGGTACAGTTTTTTACAACTTGCTTAGTTGGGGCGGCAATAGTGATGGTCAGCTTGCTTTAGGAAACTTAACATATTATTCAAGCCCTAAACAAGTAGGTTCTTTGACTACTTGGACAGCCATGTCTGGAGCTAGAGCTTTTTTTATTATGAGGCAAAGTAATGGTACTTTGTGGAGCGTTGGGTATAACGCTCAAGGTCAATTAGGTCTTGGAAATACAACATCCTACTCATCACCTAAACAAGTTGGATCGTCAACAGATTGGTATACCATAGCTACTGGTTTTTATAGTAGTTACTCTATTAAAACAGATGGCACATTATGGGCTTGGGGTTACAACAATCAAGGCCAATTAGGTGATGGATCAACTATCAATAGGTCATCTCCAATTCAAGTCGGAGCACTTACTACTTGGTTAAAAATTGCGTCTGGTTATGTCCATGCGGCCGCTATCAAAACTGATGGAACTATGTGGACTTGGGGCTGGGGTTTTTACGGTCAACTTGGGCTTGGTAACAGAACAAGTTTTTCAAGCCCTAGACAAGTAGGTAGCTTGACTAATTGGTCAAAGGTTGCTTGTGTAAATAATTCTGTTATTTCTATAAAGACCGATGGAACCTTATGGACTTGGGGGCAAAATAATGTTGGTCAATTAGGTATTAGTTCAACATATGACTATTCTTCTCCTAAGCAAGTAGGTTCGTTAACTAATTGGTTAACTATTGCGGGTGGTGGTTATACTTGTACAGCAATTAAAACTGACGGTACTTTGTGGGGTTGGGGTTCCAATGGGTATGGAAGTCTTGGTCTTGGAAATACAACCAATTATTCTTCCCCTAAACAAATTGGCGCTTTAACAACTTGGTTATATCTCTCCAATGGAGAAGGTGCAACTTCAGCAATTAAGACAGATGGAACCCTTTGGATGTGGGGATTTAATAGCAAAGGTCAATTAGGTCTAGGTACGGCTGGATTGGGAACATACAAATCGTCCCCAGTACAAGTTGGAAGTACGACTACTTGGCAAGTTGTTAGTTGTGCAAGCAATACAACAATGGCTATAGGATAAAAAATGGCAACAACAGTTTATCCCTATGTCCAATACTCAGGTATCTGGAACATCAGCAGTCAAGCCAATGCTAAGGGGGCTGGGACTTGGCCTACCCAGCCTATGCCAAAGTTGTTTACATGGGGTCGCAATACTAATGGTCAACTTGGCTTAGGAAACAGAACAAATTATTCAAGCCCAAAACAAGTTGGTTCATTAACAAGCTGGTTAAATGTTGCCAGTGGAGGTTATTTTTCGTCTTCAATTAAAACTGACGGCACATTGTGGGCTTGGGGGGCTAATGAATACGGTCAATTGGGTCTTGGAAACACAACCAATTACTCTTCTCCAAAACAAGTTGGTTCATTAACTGCTTGGTCAATTGTTTCAAACAATATTTACAATACAGTTTTAATTAAAACTGACGGTACATTGTGGTCTTGGGGTTATAACAATCGTGGTCAACTTGGAGATGGCTCAATAACTAACAGATCATCTCCAGTTCAAATTGGTGCTTTGACTAATTGGTTAAGTATTACAAGCGGGTATGGTCGTACTTCTGCAATTAAAACAGATGGAACTTTGTGGGCTTGGGGTGGTAATTCTAATGGTCAACTTGGTTTGGGAAATACAACCAACTATTCATCTCCAAAACAAGTAGGCTCCTTAACTAATTGGTTGCAAATTTCAGCAAATTACACTCATATTTCAGCAGTCAAAACTGATGGTACTTTATGGGCTTGGGGTGGTAATGGTTCTGGGCAATTAGGTCTTGGAAACACAACCAGTTATTCTTCCCCAAAACAAGTTGGCGCTTTAACTGGTTGGCTTAGGGTGGCTTCTGGTTATAACTCTACTTATGCCATTAAAACTGATGGCAGTATATGGTCTTGGGGCGCTGGAGCAAATGGTCGTTTAGGTCTTGGAAACACAACTTATTACTCTAGCCCAAAACAAGTTGGTGCGTTGACTAATTGGTCTAAAGTGGTAGGCGGCGCAAATAGTGCTAATGCTATTGCTATTAAAACAGATGGTACTTTGTGGGGTTGGGGTGGCAATGCAGATGGTCAATTGGGTCTTGGAAACACAACCGCATATTCATCACCAAAGCAAATTGGATTATTAACTGCTTGGTCGCAAATTTCGTTAGGTCAATATCAAACAATTGGCATTGCCACAACCTAAACCATAGATAAAATTAACATTTTTAACAAGGAGTCTTAAATGACACATTATGTACAAGTCTTAAACGGCGAAATCAAACAAGTCTGGGACACACCTCCCGCAGAAGGCGTAGGTAACAACGGCTGGCGTAACGCTGTCGAAGTTCGTCCTGCCATTCAAGCTGGTCGCCAAGGCTACACAGCCCACCGCTTTGACCTAAACGCTAGTCCCGTGCAGATCATCTGGGACACCTACGAAATCTCCGTAGATGACCGCAAAGGTGGTATGAAGTCTAACGCTGGCTTTGAGTTCCAACAGGTTGTGAACCAACAGGCTCGTAACCCTGCGACTTATGATGCCGCCGCCGTTGAGACTGCTCGTCAGGCTATGGTTGCCAAGCAAGCCGCTATTGATGCCTGCACTACTCACGACCAGCTTGACGCTCTGTGAAGCTCAACCTTGGCTGTGGGTATAACAAGTTAGACGGCTACATCAATGTAGACCATGACCCTCTATGCAATCCTGATATGGTTGCAGACCTTGAGGGTACGCTCCCATTTGAAGACAGCACGGTTGATGAGATCGTGTTGTCTCATGTGCTTGAGCATCTTGGGCAGGATACTAAGACATACCTCAATATCTGGCGCGAGTTCTATCGTGTGCTAAAAGATGGGGGCAAGATTCATATTGTTGTACCTCATCACAATCACGACAACTTTCACCACGACCCTACCCATGTTCGCAAAGTCACGCCTCTTGGGGTTGATATGTTCAGCCAAGAGAGAAACATGGAAACTATCCGCACTGGTGGTCAAGAGACTACGCTAGGGTTGCAGGTAGGGATTGACATTGGAGTTACGGAAGTTGGCTACGATCTGACCCCTTGGTTTCAACAGCATATTGCAGGAAAACCACAGGATTGGGCAGAGCGTGAGTTAAATAAGTACAACAACACTTGTTTTCAGGTAAAAATAAATGCCCAAGCATTTAAACCACCAAGGAGCAAAAGATGAAGAGAATTTTAGTTATGGGTCTGCCCGGCGCAGGTAAGACCACCCTAGCCCAGCAAATCCTTGACCACTTGCAAAACGAACGCAAGACTGTCATGTGGCTCAACGCCGATGATGTGCGTAAGAAATACAACGACTGGGACTTCTCCCACGAAGGCCGCATTCGCCAGAGCCTACGGATGCGTGAGTTGGCTGACAGCTACGATGTGGATTATGTGATCTGCGACTTTGTTGCTCCCTTGGTGGAGATGCGTAACAACTTCAAGGCTGACTGGACTATCTGGGTTGATACCATTGACCAAGGTCGTTTTGAGGATACCAATAAAGTATTTATTCCTCCCAAGGAATATGACTTTAGGATCACTGAGCAGAAGTCTGAGAAGTGGGGTGAGTTCATTGCCGCACATATCCTAGATGACCGCCGCCGCCCTGTATTTGACTGGCAAAAAGAAACAGTCCAAATGCTTGGCAGAT